ATATTGAGGTTTTGAGTGCCACCCGGACGATAGATACTTGTCTCAACTCCTGATAAAAGAAGTTTCTCCATTGGTTGTATCGGTGTTGCAGTATGTGAATAATTCCAACGGCGACCATCAATTTCTACAAAGAAATTAGTTTGCTGAGCATCAGAGGTTAGCTCAACAACAAACGGTACTTCGAATTGACTTAATGAAGCTGTGCCACGATAAGTAATATACGGACCTGACAAGGTGATTTCTCGAGGTACTGTCTCACCATACGGTAATTCAGCTGTCACGAATTCAAAAGAAACATCATACTTCAAGCCTGCTTCTGTTTTACCAATGAAAGCAAACTCAATTTCACGATTAAGATGTACCTTGTAACGGTATTTCCAAGCGGTATGAGGAATATCTAAAAGGTTTAAATCCCCTGTTTTAGCTCCAGGTAGCTCAAATCCATACAAGTCATCTTGTACTGGGTGCATTTTGGTGATGAAATAAGGCTCATCGCCATAAAGCCAACCTGCAAGCTCGTCTTGTTTTTCCATAAATGCAGAAAGGCTGGCAACTGCCAACCTTCCAGAAACTTTAATTGTTTTTTGACGAAGCGTCAGACCATCGTGAATGTATCCGCCTCGACCTTTGACAGTACGCCTGTCTACCTCAATAGAAGGCGTACTGTCTTCAATTTTAATATTATAGATGCCAAGCTGAGATAACTTAGTCTCAGCATTAGCATGTGTAATCAGTAAATCCATTTCGTAGCCTTCCTATTCATAAACAAAGTAATCACCTTTTATACGATCTCGAACTTCTCTTTCTTTAACAGTCGTATAGATTTTGTCACCAACAATTTCATTATGGATTTCAAATTTAGCGTCTGATAATTGAGAATTTCGGACATCGTCACTAAGATTTTCAAGGGACGAGCGCAAGCCTGTATTATTTACGCTTGCCGATGTAGTAATCAAGCTGTCTACTCCGTATCGCTGATCAGTAATTGCAGTAGCGTATTGTTTTGCCACGCCGTTGATTTTGCGAACCCAATCAGACATACCATTATACATCCCCTCACCTGTGAATCCACCAATAGATTTCATCACACGGGAAGGCGAATGAATATCCAATGCTGAACGCATTGTCCGTGCGATGTTAGATGCGATTGAATATGCGAGTGAGTAAAGACTACCAGCCATACCTGAAAGTCCGTTATATAAGCCCATTCCAGCATTATGTCCGACCAGGTTTAAAGTTGAGGATAGCATGCTAAAAGTTGAACTAATAGAACTAGCAGCACTATAAGAAATTCCTATTGCTCTACTCATTCCCGTTTCCATGGAATGAACAAGGGAGGTCATTCCTTCTTGTGTAACGTCTTTGGCTTTGTCAAATGTTTCAATGAATGATTGTGCAATCTTGCTACCTGAATTTGAAGCAGATGAATCAATCCGATTTAATCCATCTGTAATTGATTTTGAAATAGAATCCATAGAACTAATAGTTGCTGATTCTGCATTCTTCAAATTCTTAGTAATATTTTCTGCGATATTTGCAGTTTTTTCTTGAGCTGCTCGTTCCGCTGCTGCAAGGTTTTTTTCCGTCGCAGATTGGACCGCAGCGGTATTTGTTTCCGCGGCAGACTGCATTGCGTTGTAGTTTGCTCGAACATTCGAAGATGCTTGAGAGGTAGAATTTGTAGCGTTTGTATTTACACCCTGAAAAGCTGTATTTGATACGCTTTGGAGGGAAGTCATGGTCGCTCCTGCTGTTGCACTCAAAGTATCGAGGCTAGAACCTACATTCGCCTGCATAGTTTGTGCCTGTGTCGTCGCATTTGTTTGTGCTTGAGTCATTCCTGTTTGTACATTTGTTGCCAGAGTTTGGGTGTTTGTCCCAGCGGTAACAGCCATACTCTGCATTGTTGTATCAACATTCGTCTGCATGGTTGCCATCGTACCCGCTGTACTAGTTCCCATCAAATCAAAGGACGTCCCTAGATTCGTTTGCATTGTCTGTGCTTGTAATGTCGCGTTAGTTGACATCTCTGTCGTTTTAGCAGACACATGATCTGACATTTCTGTCGTTTTAGTCTTGACTGTTTCGCTTCCTTCGTTTGTTTTTCCAGTAACGAAATCCCACATACCACCAAAGAAGTCTCCTACCGCAGATACAACCCCGCCAATAGCTTCAGGTATTGCAGTTAGCATAGATTTTCCAAGTTCAAAGATGATATTCGCCCCAGCTTCAAGAATTTTTGGCAAACCAGCTACTAAACCAACCACTAGTTTTGCAACTAGCTCAATGCCACCACGGATGAGTTGAGGAATTGAACTTGCTAACCCTGTGACTAATGTGCCAATGATTTGGGCAGCAGATTGAGCAATCTGTGGAAGATTATTAATGATTCCTTGAACTAGAGATACAATCAGCTGTATACCGCCACTAATGATTGCAGGTAAGTTAGATACGAATCCTTGGATAAAGGAAGTGATTACTTGAACAGCGATACTTAGAATCGTTGGTAATGATTGAATAATACCGTTAATAAGATTCTGTAAAATTTGGATACCATTCTGAATAATGTTTGGCATTTGTTGGCCAAGACCACTCAAGAATGTAGTAACAGCCTGTTGAGCCGATTGCAAAATTTGTGGAAGGTTATTCAGTACACCTTGCACTAGATTCGCTAGCAATTCAACACCCATGCCAAGTAACTGTGGGAGCGCACTAGCGATAGATTGCACAAATGTCCCAATCACAGTCACTGCTGAACCGATTAGAGATGTAGCGTTTTGTCCAACGCCTTGAACTAGACTTCCAATCAAATCCACCCCTGCTTGAACTAAGACAGGAAACATGGTTGCAAAAGCGTTGGCAAATTTAGCAATCAAATCAGCTCCCGAAGCAATCAACTGTGGAATTTGACTAGTAATGCCCTGTACCAGATTTTGGATAATCTGAGGGCCTTTTGTCGTCACTGTATTTAGCAATTGGTCAATCTGACCGCCAAATTGATTGTTGATGATGCCCAAACCAGCCACGACCAAACCAAGGATGGCAGCAGGGCCGATAGCGGCTAAAGCTACACCCATAACAGAACTGATACCTTGCGACATCATGCCAAGAATGCTAATACCCCTGGATGCTGCATTTCCCAAGACACCAGGTAAGCCTCCAACAATTCCACATATCCAGAGGCTGAGCTAAAGCCACTGCCTAAAATAGAACCAAAAGAGCCAATTTTAGAGCCAAGTCCACCTAATATACCTGTCAATTTTGTCAAGCCCTTAGTAGCAGGACCAAAGGCTAACAATCCACCGACCAGGCTTAAAATGGGCGCTGCAGACAATATAGTGCTCTCAAATTTGTCCATGGCCTCATCCGCCAGTTTTGTACCATTCAAGAAATGGTCTAAGACAGGATTGATAGTGGCCATTGCATCAGTGAAATTTTGAAGCGCTTTGGATTGCCCGAATTTATCAACCAATTTGTCTACATATTTTACAATCGTAGTAAAAAGTGGCAAGACGGATTCTCCAAGCTTAATTTGTAGAGTCTCAAACGACCCGCTTAGACCTTCAACTGCACCTTTTAAGTTGTTGAGCTTTTCGGCGGCAACTTGCGCAGCAGTAACCTTACTGATTTCCGCTTGCATCTTGTTTGCACCGTCCGCGCCTTCATTCATTGCGATAGTTGCAGCACGAACCGCGTCAGTACCAAACAATGTCTTCAGCGCTTGTTGTTGCTGTTGTTGTGTCAATCCGCCCAAACTATCTTTAAGCACTTGGGAAATCTCAGCAAATGATTTTACTTTACCTTCGGCGGTAAAGAATTTATTAGAACCATCTTCTGTGATGATGCCTAATTGCTTCATCGCATTATATTGCCCTTTAGTCTGAGGCTGTAAGTTCATCAACATTGTTTTAAGTGATGTACCCGCATCAGACCCTTTAAGACCATTCTGAGCAAACACCGCAAGAGCATTTGTTGTGTCTTTAAATGATAGGCCAAGACCGCTTGCGACTGGCGCAACCATGGAAAGTCCGTACTTCAATTCATGGACATCAGTAGCCGACGCATTCGCAGCACCAGCTAATTGGTTCGCTGCATCTACTACGCTCAGATTATCTCGCTTAAAGGCATTCAAAGCCGTAGATGCGATTTCCGCCGCTTCTTTTAAATCCAGCTCTCCTGCAGTTGCCAAGTTCAAAGCACCTGTTAGGCCACCATTTAAGATATCCTTTGTAGATACCCCAGCTTTTGCCAATTCTTCAATGGCATCCGCTGCTTCAGTTGCAGAAAATGCTGTGTCAGCACCCGCTTTAATTGCCGCATCATGAAATTGTTTCATGGTGTCAGCACTCGAACCAGTAACAGCCTTAATGCTACTCATACGCGCTTCAAAGTCTGCCGATTTAGTGATCGCACCACCGATTGCATTCTTGATGAAGTTGAATCCTGCATAAGCCGCTGAAATTCCAAGAGCTGTCTTGATAAGGTTGCTTGTAGCAGATGCCGCTTGATTTGTGTGATTCACAATGCCCATCAAAGCATTAGTAGCTTTACTACCCGCTTGTTGAAAGGCATTACCGAGTCCACTTGAAATTTTGCTCGATAAGGCACTGATTTTGCTAATTAGCTTGCCACCTAACGAATTCCCGACTTGATTTGTAAAATTATTTACTTTTCCTAAAGCAGAATTAAAAGCATTTCCTATTGTGCCTCCTAATTGAAAAAACTTATTTGAAATTGGAGATAAAGCACTTGAAATTTTAGAATTTAAACTAGTGAATGCTTGTGTTATTTTTGCTAAACCTGCTTGTATGGGTTCGGGCAATCGTTGACCAATGTTGGATGCGATACGTTGGATTTCGCCCAGAGCGATATTTAAACCGCCTTTGAATCCTTGGCCTATTTTTTGACCGATTGAAGCATTTGAAGTTGCGAGCTCATTCATCAATTGACCTATTTTTTGAATCATTTGATTTGAACTATTGACCGCAGCTTTTTGTGCATCATCGAACGCTTTTTTTGTATTTGATACAATTTCATTCATTGATTTTTCATAATCTTTAGTATCTGCCCCAATATAAGCATATATAGAACCATCAAAACTCATACATCCACCTCCTTCTGTTACTAATTTCTATTTGCAAACATCTGACTTGCTTTTTCAAGCAATGCCACAAAATCGTTTTTGTTTTTGATTTCTTTCTTTTTGTCTGGATGAAAAATCCTTCGAACTTTGTCCTTATCTCTCTTTTTACTGAGTTTCTTCGCATCGACTTTTTTGGCATTCAATGTATATCTCAGTTCAAGAGCTAAACCTGAAAGAGCTTCACGCTCTTCAATTTGTTTGTAGTAAAGACCTTCCAAAATCGCATCAAGCTCCCACTTATTACAAGACAAAATGGTTTCTTGATCAGTAAGGCCGAGCTTGGCGCATTCTGTTAAGATACCGCGTTTTCCATCTTGCCAATAATTTCTGAAATTGCTTTGACTTGAGCTTCTGCTGTTTGATCTCCAGCTTCCACTTGAGCTTGTGCCAATTCTTTTCCAAGTTTCATGTTTTCGATATATTTCAAAATCTTCTTCTTGAAAAAACCTGACTGCACCATTTCTTCTTCAATTTCCTGGAATAGTTCTTCCTGAGGATCATCACTTTCCGAGTTTTCAAATCGTGCTTCAATAGCTGCTAAAGCTTCATCTTCAGACACTGCTTTACCTTTTTTACTTGCACAATATTGAATCAAATCAACAATCCCTTGGTCATCACGATTGACAATTTTGAAAAATAGCGCACCGACACCATTTCCAGCGGACTGGCCATTTGCATCTTTAGTCGCCATATCTTTGTCAATTTTAAACATTAAGCGATAGTCAAATTTGATTTCAACGATTTTTTTTGCAACATTAAATTCCATGTGTATATACTCCTTTTACAAACAAAATAAAAAGGTGACCTTTGACAGTCACCCTTCTTAGATAGATTAGCGCTGGATGTTATCGTAGTCGCCTGTGGTTTCTCCTGGGTTTTGGTAAGCGTAGATGTTGTTCAACACAGCCAAATCCTCAGCAGATAGTGGGAATTTTCCGTCTTGTAAACGGCCAACAATTCCAGCTGTGTATGAAAGCTCAACGAATTCTTCCACGCCATCGTTGAACTCAACATCATCAGTGATTTTAGCATAGCCAAACTTCGCAGGATAAGCATCCTTTTTATTTGGATCTTCCCCGATTTTTTCCTTAACACTTTCATCCACGATTACGCGCCAAATCTTGATTGATTCACCCTTGGCTTGAGCATTCAAGATTACATTTACTGACGGATCCATTGGAGCAAAGTATTGAGTCAATTCGATTGAGTGCTCGTCACTTGATTTTTCAAGCAAGCGACCTTGTTGTGTTTGCTCATCCTGGTATTCGCCCCCAAGAGTAGTTGTTCCGTCTGTACGGTATGCAGGAAGCAAGGCTCCCTCTCCTTTTTCAGCATGGATCGATTGGATGAAGTAAAATACTTTCTTACCAACGATTGGTTTTGCTGTTGTAATTTTCACTTGTCCTTTTTCAGTCATTTAGTCAGGACCTCCTTGTTTATAATATTGTTTTGGTCATCTTGATAACGATATGATAGACCTCTCGACCGATTGAGTTATCCATCAATATAGTTGAAGTAGTTCTTGTACTGCGTCCCAGCAATCGAATGGCTTGCGATTTTATGTCTTCAGCGTATGCACGATTTTTGTTACCAGGTAAGTAAATATCAATCTGAACCGTGCTGTCTTCGATTATCAGCCCAGTCTGCGCTGTTTTTGATGTATCAGATGTAATTCCTCCAATCACCAAAAAAGGCTCGGCTACGGACGCTTCAGGTAGTTTAAAATGGATTGGAACATTCAAGAGTTTCAACTTATTTCTTAAGCTGTTTAATAGTTCAGTTGTTGGAGAATTCATCGTCACCTACTTCCTAAACATTTTGTTAAGGTTATTCATCAATTTTGGATATTCCTCTCTCATCGCTGGCTCCATGAAAGGTTGTTCTGCCATTTTTCGTGTCCCCAACTCGACATATATCGAATAAAAAACAGGTGAAACGACTTGATAACCAAGTATTTTTTCTTGCATCGAGTATATGCTTTCGCTTAACCAACCCGTGTCCCATGGAGCGTATAGCTTAGCTAAACGTTCCACTCGTAAACTTGAACGATTTAAAACTTTATCGACAGCATACTTTGCTTTTTTCCCCTTATGATCAACAGTACGAATGTATCGGTCAAGCCCTTTTACTTTATAATTAAGACTCATAGATAAATCACCGTGCTATTTTTGTGATATTTCTTCCCTTGGATGCTACGACGTTTGCCTTTGTAAACAACCTCAGAGAAATCATTATGGATTCCTTGAAGATGTAACTTGAAGCTATCCAGGTTGTACTTCCCAAAAATACCGATCTGTTCTGCATTTGTCAGAGAACTTTCTTGGCATGGTAAAGGACCAATTTCATTTTGGGTTGTATCTCCGAAAAGTTCGTCTGCCGGAACGGTTTCTTTGATTAGAATAACTCTTTGGTTATAACTCATAGAATCACCTCTTATACAAAGCGTGCTACCCCTCGAGTTCGCCTTTTGCTAGCAAGAGAAATAAGGACCTGCTTATCATCTTCAGATAGATAATTGTCTTCCCAAGTGAAAGCGCGTCCTTCTTCACTGTCTGCTTTAGCTCCCTCGGAGTCCAGCTTATTAAATCGTTTAACAACTACATCACGAACCATGTAAGCTGCGCTGTTCGGAATTTCTGTAATTGATGATTCGGAATAGCGATTGATAAAGGCAAGAATGCGCTCAGTGCTTTCTTTGATTATCAAATCCAGCAAGTCATCCTGCGCATTATCGCTTACCCCCTTTAGCAATTTGACTTCTTTTAAAATCTCAGTTTTATCAATCGCCATCGTTCATTAACCTCCTGGTACACCTGCTGCTGCAGGTTTTTCAATAGATGTTTCTACAACACCTTGAGGAATTTCAGCAAATAGCACGTTGGCACCGAAGAATACAGATTCGAATGTAAGATTCTTCAATGCACGGTCACGAGCAACTGCAATCAAACCAGTTTCATCTGTAAAGTCAGCAAACAATCCACCGAGATCTCCGTTCGCTACATCCAAGTATGCAAACACAAGGTTTTCCACCGCAGTAGTATACACTTTGCCTTCAGGGACGCCGTTCATTACAATGACATTCTGCATGCCAAGGAAGTTTTTAAGTAGAGTTAAACCAAAAACGTTTGACGCATTAGCACCTACACCTGCATCGCCGAGGTATTCAGCTGCATCAAGCGGATTGATAAATGAAACGATAGGTGAACCTTCAAATTCATTGAATGTTGAAATTTTAGCCCAAGCTTGAGCTAGTGCACCTTGCAAGCCTTTGCCTTTGTTCTTAGCGGGATTTGCTTTCAGGAATGTGAAGAATTGGTTTTTGATGCCGTTTTGGATTTCACGCATCAAACGTGTATCAGCTTCCGTGATAGCAACAGACGCACCATGACGTGCAATTGCTTCAGCAGATACAGAACGACGTTTCTTGAACCACGCCACTTCGTGCGCTTGGTCTTTAGTGCGAACCATTTGAGAAAGCGGAATGTCTTCCCCTTCGCCCGGATTTGTTGCATCCACATCAGCAGTCCATTTGTAAGTCTGGATCTTGAGGTCATTTGTAAGTTCCTGACGACGTGTGACGCCCAAAAGTGTCAACAAGTCGTTGATATTTTTAGAAAACTTGTTAACAAAATCAATAGACTTGATTTCGCCCAAGTTAGCCATAGTAGTTAGTTTTTGTTCAGCCATATTCTAGCCCTTTCTAAAAAGATTAATATTTTCAGCAATCGCGGCCTGACGTTTGTTTGTGTCCTCAATTGCCATAATTTGTTCTTTCGTGATTCCTGTTGTAGTACCACGACGCGGCGCGCTTTGAACTAGTCGTTCGTTTACGCGTTTTTCAACTTCGCTATCAAATACAGTTCGCAAAGCTGTGATTTTAGCTTTTACTTCTTCAGCAGTCGGAGCGAGTACATGATCTAAAAATTCTTGTGGCAAGCCTTCATCTGCCAAGAGCGATTGAGTCGCTAGTTTCATCTCACGTTCAGCTATATCCTGCTCGCGCTTCTCCAAATCAGCGATTCGTTTCGCTTCTTCTTCTTTAGCGCGTTCGTCTTTTGTCAACTTGGCTAGCCGTTCACCTTCGCTTTTAGCTTGCTCAAGAGCTGTAGCTTGCTCGGCTTCCCACTTCGTGCGTTCAGCAGCTAACATCTTGCCAATTTCAGCGCGAGTAAAAGTACGTTCGTGCTTATCGCTATCTGCATTTGACTCTACATCTACTGTTTTCTCATTCTGAGTGTCGACGGTCTCAGTTTGATCCACAGTCGTAGTAGTTCCGTTGATTTCTTCTGACATAATTGTCCTCCAGCGATTACGTCGCCACTCGATAGTCTCGTTTTACGTCCGGCGACGAAACAGTACAGCTTTTAAAGTCTTCAGCAAAGTTTGGACAATAGAAAAACCGTACGGGATTCCATACGGTTTATAGCAGTCTATTCCTGCCTGTCAAGATTCTGGATCACCTTCTTTCATTGATTTCTTAATTCCGTCAATCATCCCACTGATAATTGAATAACCTACAACTAACAAAACGAGCAGGACGATTACGCCTGTTGCGATAGATACCAAATTCCAAATAAACATTTTATCTCCTTTCTGATTCATAAGAAAAGCACCTAGATTATTCTAAGTGCTTAAGTAACGAATTGCATTTTTATATTTTTTAACACGCTCGTAGTCTGTATTGGTAACAGATTTCAAACGTGATAAATCTGAGTTGTGTTTCAAATCTGCAAGTTTTACAACTCTTGCTAGATTATTTGATTTTACTTTTTCGAGATATTCTTGATAACTTTGACCTTTTTTCTTTGTCAAAATTTGTACCGCTGTAACAACTTCATTTGACAAACCAACCGCCAATAAATCATCAGCAGTTACATCACTATCCTCAATCACATCATGCAAAAGAGCGACAGTTTTTTCTTGTTCAGTTTTGACTAGGCTGGCCACATAGAGAGGATGTTGTATGTAATCAATACCCGCTTTATCCACCTGACCTGCATGTGCTTTTTTTGCAATAGCTAAGGCAATATCAATCATGCCGCTACCATCCTGCCGATATAAGCAAATGCATCCTTTTCTGGAATTTCTTCGAAATCCGTGAAGTCATTGAAAAAGATTTTATTAAACCAATCAATGCTATCAACCCACTTCTTTTCAATGTCAAAAACTTGCATGACACCATCTATTAAACGAAGCACTTGAGGATTGTTAGTCGTTGTGTGGTAGTATTTAATATTTTTCATATCACTTCACCCTCTCTATATTTTTAGGAATCTCAAGCCTATTACTTAAATCAAGCATTTCTTTAAATAATTTCATGCGCTCTTGATCAGATGTACTCGTATCACGATACTTCTCATAAAGCTCATGTAATGGACCGTTCTTTAAATCAAAGCTTTCCTTAGTATGATACTGCATTTCAAAGTTGATACCATCTTTTTCAACGACTGTATTCACGCCTTTATATGGTCCATCTATTAGCCAAGTATTTTTTACTTTAACAACTTTATAACCCTCTGCAATAAGCTCCTGTTTCATCTTTAAATACTCTTTTGCAAAAGTATCAGAATCGAAAATAGTTGTATACCGCAAAGCGTCATTAATTTTATCTGCAGCTTTTGATAAACTTATATTTTCAGTTTGGCTATCTGTTGTAATTTTACGAGCTAATGACTCAGCTGTTTTCTTTCGAAATTCAAGACCCGCCAATTCGTTTCTTCCAGCGATACGTTGCATATCGCTTGTAATTTTTGGCTCTAACTTTGAAATTCGATCCAAAAGTTGTTTGCTGTAGTATTCGGCTGTATCACCTCTTATACTTAAATTATACACCTCATCCGAATTATTTTCAACACTTCCGTTCAGTTCTTCTTCATCCGGTATCACACCAGACCGGCAGTTGAAATGGAAAGGCGGAGCGTTTACCCCAGCTTGCATTTCGTCAATCAGATACCGCTTGTCTTCCGCATGGATTCTTTTACAAATTTCAGTCGTACGGTTATCTAGATGAACCAAAATACGATAGTATTTCAGCCCTGCATCCTTGTATCGCTGGACTGCTGCACGATTGACAATCATCGTTCCATCTGTTCTGACGAGTGTTTCAGCTCGGCTGTTGGCTTTTTTATATTTCTGTGCCAAATCACGCGCCATTGTTCGAGGGTGATCCCCACGGACAAAACCAGTCTTTAAGACTTTCTTCAAATCTTTTACTAGATTGTCTGTATTGCCCCACAATTGCTGACTGTAGTTATAGCCGTTAAACGGAGTTTTTACCAACTCTTTTAGTGCTGGTTCGTTGATTGTACCAGTTCGACCACTCATGGCCTTTTTATATCCCATAAGAGCCATTTTTTGCAGATAGCTTTCAAATTTATCAGCAATGAGCCCTCTCGCTATACCTGCACGAAAAAACATATCAAGTTGTAATGACTCTAGCCTTGTAGCGCGTGCAGTTGTGTACTGCTCATTCAGCCTTTTAAGCAATTCTGAGTCTTTCTCGGATTGCTCACGATACTTTCTAGCATTCTCTCGATAATCTGATAGGTCGGTGCCTTTCAGTCGCTGTAGCGCCTCCTGATAGCTCATCGAGCCGTTCTCAGAATACTTGCTAACAAAATCATAAAAAGCTTTTTGCATTTCGTTAGCTTGCTCTTGATAGATCTTATTTAATTCAGCAAAAAAATCAATATCTTTTTTGTCTAGATAGCGAAAAATTTCATCTGAGCGGCCTGACCAGTAATCAAGATGGTTTTGATTCAGCTTCTCGTTCATCATCGACCACCTCTTCTACTGGATCTAACCGTGGTTCAGGTTGTTCTAGGGCTTCTTGTTTTTTCAAACGTTCTAGCTCATCTGCAGCATCCACTCCCGTTACCTGATTTAACAACTCGAAAACAGTCTGGTCACTAACAATTCCGTAAAGCGACTTAATCATCTCAACGATTTCTTTTTCGTTCTGCGGGATATTAGGTCTAAATACTACTGATGTCTCATTGATTAACTCATAAGCTGTATTTTCGTTTCCTTGAATCGCCCAGATATTTACAGCTAAGCGCAAGCGACGCATAAGACCAGCTTCGAATAGGTCTTCTTGTTGCTCCCTGTAGTTATCGCTAGCCATGAGCTTATACTTCATCGACTCGCCAGATTGCGTGCCTGAGAAGTTGTTATCAAGCGTGTCGGGTGTGAATGTGAATCGTAAGATATCATTCACAAGTCGTTGTTTGTATGCTTCTGCGCCTTTGCTATCATACGACTTGATTAAATAGCTAGCGTCTGGGTTCGCTCCACCCGGATTTGGATTGTCATCCAAGATGAGGACCTGCGCTTTTTTGTAAGCCTGCGATACATACAATCGACCATTTGGATTAATTCGTCCATCTTCCAAAAAGTCATTTTCCTCTGCTCCCGTGTACGGATTACCTTTGATCATCAAGATAGCATCGTTGCTATTTTGCTGAAAGTTTGCAAGTTCAGACTGTGATAAGTCGTAAGCATCGATGTTGTCCAAAACCGACTCATAAGAACCTAAGCGGTCCTCGTTGTTACTGTACTCATTGACCGGTACAGCTTTGAAGTAATGTTCTTGCTCGTCCTTGAGCGCCATTTTATCGCTATCTGTGGACTTCCACTCGTAGCTATAGATATGATCTGCAGTATAGACTTTTATAATCGTCTTACGCTTGCTATCTCCATAGTCAATATCATAGTAGTTCACGGCCATGAGCGAGTTTTGCTCGTATGTATCATCATAGATAACAAAAGTCTCTTCTGGTTTTAACTTGTACAGCTTGACCCAAGCCTTGCCACCTCGTTTCGTTACAGTCAAAAGCTCGTAAGCGCGGCCGTACACACACAAGTCTTTTTTGATGGAGGAATTGTGTTTCTTCTCGTTGTTTTTAGCCGAAAAATCCTTGATATACTTAAGGATTGCTTTATTTTCGTTCTTATACTCGACCGGATTTCCCAGCATATACCCTTGCTCAAAAATGGTGATGTACTTAGCAAAGTCACTGGAAATGCGATTATCTGCCGCAGTCTCGTCTGTTTTAGCAGGTCGATACTTGATATTGTTATCACCTTTATAATAACGCTTCAGCTCTTTTAGTCGTGGCTGTTGTTCTGCTTTGTGACGATTCACATAACGCTTCAACTGCTCAACCCAATTGTCGGAACCGTATTCAATGACTTCGAAGTCTTCTGTCATCATCATAAAATGCTCGTTTGATCCACTGTCAAAGCGTGTGCCATTTAAAAATTTTACTTCCAATTTTACCTCCTGAAATAATAAGATGCGTTCTTCATGCGGTCTTGTGTTGATTTTCTTTCAATGTGATATTTTTCCAACGCGTATCGAATCGCATCGATGACATGGTTATTCGCATCGATTGGCTCATTCAACCAATTGCCGTCTTTATCTTGCTTGTAGATGTACGTATCAAACTCTTCTATCGTCTTTTCGCAAGATGGATGGATATAGATTTTGAATTGCTTCATAAAGTCTATGCCTGCGTTGATTGATCCTTTGCCTTTCACAGACGCTTGTATTCTTCTGACGCCTTTCGATCTTAACTCTGCGATCAAGCGCTGTTCTGCGCTATCTGCTGTAATTTCAGCGTTTAGCATATCGTTCTTAGCAATCATCTGGTAAATATCTTCCGTGGTCATAGCGTGCTCGTAATGCTCTGCATATATCCACAGCTCCTTTTTATCCAAATCAACGGCCAATCGAGGAAAAGTAGTGGGGTCGTGCGTAAAACCAAAGTCAAGCCCGGCAGCAGTCTCTCCTACCCGCTTTATCGTGTCCTGTATATCAAAATCACGAACGCTGTAGTTTTCGAATACCAATCCTTCAGCAACACCCCATTCGCCATCACATACGATTCTAGCCCGTCTAGGGTTCGTTTGGTACAAATCCTCGTATCGCTTGATATCGACTTCATCCAGCCATTCGTTGCACCGATAAGTCGTTGTGAGCGATAGTGTATCTGCTCGCTGAGTTTCTTTGTCAAAAAAGACACGTTTGAGCCAATGTCTTTCGTTCCACGGGTTAAACGTGACCGTTATCTGTTTAAAAAAGTCAGACGCGTCCAAGCTACCACGGATAGACTCAACTACCGTACTGAACTTATCTTCAGTCTCAATTTGATACGCTTCCTCGAACCATGCCCAGCAAAGAATACCGACATCGACTGTAATAGATGTAATTTTAAGTTCATCATCCAAGCCACGAAACAAAATCTTTTGACCAGTCTCTTTGACTGTGATTTCAGGTAACGACTCATTGAATTTAAACTTATGAGCGACTTTAAGTTGGTTAGCAGCCCACTTAAAATCTGTATAAGTCGATTGCTTGTTCGTATTTGAGTATCTACGAATGACAAGCAAGTTAGCCCAAGGATATTTCAAAAGACGGATAACATAGTTTAAAGCGGTCGTCTTTGACTTCTTCGAACCACGGGAACCCTTGACAACTCGATAAAGATTTCTCGAACGCCAGAACTGACCATATCCACCGCCTACCGTCTTAGGTAAGTCTACGACAATATCGTTCTGTTTAATCTGGTATGTCTGACTCATTCGCAAACACCACCGTTCCAGAAATATCTGCCTCGACTTTATCCGTCCAAAGCCTATGCCGTTTACCCAGAAGTTCCGCTGCCTTGATTCGATCTTTCGCCCCAACATCAATATCCGTAATCGTTTGACCCAATTCTCCGATGCTTATCAAGGTCTGTTCTTGCGTTTCTCCACGCATTACAGAAGTTAAATAACTTAGGACCTCTTCCTGCGTTGCAATCTTCTCAGACGCAAGCTGAGCCAGTCTTTCATCGATATAAGATTTGATTGTAGTATTTTGTAGTAACTTAGATGCGTTTGTATTAGCATATTTAGAGCTATACCCTGCCTTAATAGCTGCATCTGTCGCATTCCCGCTGATGATGTACTCGTCAGCAAATCTCTGTTGTTTTAAAGTTAGTTTAGCGATTTTCCATCACCTCCATTTTCTACAAAACAAAAAGCCACACAAACATGTGACTTTAAAATAAAACCTCTAAGGGAATCAAACCCTCTAGCTTATAACTTATCCGGAATATAATTAGCTATGCAATCATGCAAGGTCTAGTCGCTCCGCAACCATTTGTAAGTTCAAAAAAATAACGACATCAAGGATTGAACCCAAAAAGGCAAAGAGGAAATCACTGACTTATCCATGATGCCGTTACGAAAAGTTAAAGGAGCCATCAAGTACTTGCCTTACTCATTGACAATACCATAATATCACTTTAAAAGTTCACTTTAGTTCACTTCGTTCACATTTTTTAGATAAATTCTCAAAGGCAGACTTTCTGATTTTTTGAATAGCGCCTCTACTGTATTTTAGCTTAGCTTCGACTTCATTCCATGTCATACCATCGATATAAAACAACCGCATTACGATATTTTCTACCGGATCGTCTAGCGATTCGATTGCTTGAACCAACTCATCACGCTCTTTATATAAAACTTGAATTTCTTTATAGAGCTGTTCCGTTTTATCAATAATCAGAATATTCAATTCTTCTGATTGATTTTTATCATTCTTCGATTTCGGCATGTTGTTAAACTGCTGTCCTCGCAAGATGCTCGATTTCAGACTGATGATTTCCTGGTGCTTAGACTTCGCTTTGATATCAATGTACTGTAAGGCCTTTAGTCGTTGCTTGATATTGATCGTCAATCTTCTGTCACCTCCAAAAGCTCTGGATTTTCATAGACATTGCCGATGATTTCCTCGTGTTCCGTCCACGCATATCCTTCGTTCAATCCTTTTAAATATATAGCAGGCATTCCGCCTATGAATGTGCCACCATATTCTTTTTCTAAATATACTTCATGGTGACATCCTCTAGTACATTTTATAATATCTCCGACAAAGACCTCTTTCCCATTCTTGTCTTTGAGGCCTGTTGATTGCATGAGATATTCATCATCAATCGACCATCCCTTTAAATTGTTACAGGTAAGCTTTTTGCTATCGTTTGCGTAGACATTACCATTCCAGATAATCAATTCGTCATTAGCAAACATCTTTTGTCCGTGTATATCCCATGCTCTAAATCTCGGAATCATCTTGCACCTCCTATGAAATTATTAACAATATTTTGCTGTTCAGTATCGATTATTTTATTTCTATAATTCAATATCGGAGCCATAACATCATTTGTCAATGCAGGCTTCAAAATGATTTCATTTGTTTCCAAAAATCTTTTACCGTTGATTTTGATTTTGATGTCATAACCGTTAGCGATATGTTCAAGGTCATCTTTAGACAGGGAGATTTCGAATTTACTCATTCTTCCGCCTCCAATTCTGCGATCAACCAATCCAGATTTTTACGAGCTTTCTTCAGGTCTTCGAGACCGTTCTTCTTCTGGAATCGAAGCATATACTTGATTGCATTCCCCCAATAAAATCCTTGAACAGCTGTCAAGTTTCCTGCGAAATTACGGACAACATCAATTGCTTCAAGACCAAATGCACCCTGATAATGATTTGGATTATTGATCTTATCGCTAATCATTTCATCCAAAACCTCTTCATATGTTTTTTCTTTCATTTTGTTCCTCCTGCCTGTTTCTCTAGCCAGTTAAAGAGCAGGCCGAACTGCTCCGTCACCAGCTCATCATCATTGTATTGTTTGCAAATTTCGCTGATAGACAACACGACCCATTGCCAATAAGCATCTGAGCCAAAACCGACTTCTTGGCTCTTCTGATTGCTGCGCGCCATCCATTCCGGAATGACTATGCTGAAGAAATCGATGTAATTGATTTTCATGGCAATTCCTCAATCTTGATATAAATTCCGACTGTGTCTGCCCAAAACTTCTCGACAATCTCGCTGGCCACTTGTGCATCATCTTGCCAGTAGCCAAGTTTTGTCATGCAATCCTTGAGCAACTTCTGCAAATTATCTGTATCTGGCTTCGTGGTCTTGTACTGGCCATCATAGCTTTTTTTGATAAGAGGAAAGCACCACTTGACTGTCAGTCGAACGGCTCCTTTAAATTTATCAGGAGGCACATGCTGGGCAAGCAAGCTCTCAAATTTCGCCCTGGCATTTTTCAGATCCTCTGGCTCATAAAAGATTGGCTTACCAAATCTTACGTTTACCTTTTTTTGCTGGTGAGTCGTTGTTGGAATTTTTTGCATTGGTAAAAAGAATTCAATAGACATTTTTAAAAATGCACTTCCTTTCTTTTTTAAATTTCGCTTTTAGTCCATGACCCTTGTATATGACAGGGTGCGCTTTAAGCAACCCTGTCTATACAGGTATGGACATGATGGACGACAGGACATTATCTATATATATAATATATAGTTGTCTGTCGCACGACAACACCGTATTTTATGGTTCTGTCGCGACAACGACAACACCGTAATTTTATAGTGTTGTCGTTATTAGGACACGACCAGAATTTTACGGTTCTGTCGCTGATTTTATTACAGGGATAATATTGCCTGTATTTTTATCTATTTGATATTTTTTAGATGTTTTTATTCGTCTTTCGACAGTTCTGACAGTTATACCTAAGTAATCTGCCACATCCTCTTTCGATGGTGGTTCGCCATAATTTGCATTTTCAATCGCTTCGTCAAACTCTATCAACTTTTGCTTTTTATCTTCCTTTGCATTCTTTTTGCGAGTCTCTTTAGCCCTTTGCCAGCTTGGTTTATCATCTTCCAATTGGATATCTGCCAGCACGCCCGTTTCATCAAGCGCATGTACTGGATAGCTAAACCACATGTTGACTGGCTTAAACTTGGCGAACTCTCGAAGCGTGCCCTCGACTCGCCACGCAGTAGCTATCTGGACCTTGTTGCGAACTTCTTCGAGCCTGTCTACATACGGAGCCCGAGCTATGACATCTGGAATACCTTTCTCGAAGTGCGTCCGCATTTGCGCAGGGCTCAAGAGGTCATCTAGGCCTACATTCTGCTGATAGTAGGCATTGTTTCGCTCTTGCAAAGCCTGTTTGTATATTTCGCACGCTGCCTGATTCAGTCTCTGAGTAAGTAATTCCTCTGACACTTCCAGCTCAACTAGGTCAATAAGCGCATCAGGATCTCGAGCGAATACACCCGAACCACTGGCACGGTCCATGGACTTCTTGCCACCCTGACTGCCTTTTGAGTGGTGATGGCAATAGATAACGCTAGAGCCGAGCTCTGTGGCTACTTTGTCGAATTGATTGGTAAAATGTGCCATCTGGTCTGCACTGTTCTCGTCACCCGTCAAGACCTTATAAATTGGGTCAATGATGACTGCAATGTAATTCTTTTTCAAAGCTCGACGTATGAGCTTAGGCGCCAGCTTGTCCATCGGTACGGTCTTGCCACGCAGATTCCAGATATCAATGTTACTGATGTTCTGTGGTGGCAATCCCATGGCTTGGTAAACATCGCGGAATCGATGTAAAGCAGACGGACGGTCCAGCTCCAGATTGACATAGAGGACACGCCCCTGCGTACAATCCCAACCGAGCCACTTTTTACCTTCTGCAATTGCTATAGACATCTCTATCAGTGCGAATGACTTACCAGCCTTAGACGGTCCAGCAATCAGCATCTTATGACCTTGACGAAGGACGCCTTTAATCAGCTCAGGCGCCAATTCTGGCAAGTTATCCCAACTGTCGGCCAATCCTTCAGGATCAGGTAAATCATCGTTCAAGTCTTCGATGTATTGGTACCACTCGTCCCAATCGGCCTTACCAATGTTAGTGTCTACCAAAAATTGCTTCTGACCGTTTCGAATGAACCCTGGCATACGTGATAGCCTGCTTGGATTTTTATTTTGAGTATCAACTATGATCCCATTCTTCTGACAAACTTTATAAAGATAATCAACCCGATTACGATACTCTTCGTAATTCTTGGCATCTACTTTGACGATGGCGTGTAGTGATTTATTTCCACTGTGGACCAAGGCTGCAATCGGTAACTCCAATTCCTTGTAGATAGCATTCTGCTTGTCAATCGGCATGCTATCAGATTCGACCAGAGCATAGCGAAAATCTGTCACGTTTTCATTTTTAGCGCCTTTTCCATCCATGGGATTGAATCGAACCCATGCGCCAGCTTCTTCGTGATAGTCTCCCAGGACTGCCCCGATATCACCATTGCACTGACTCAACTCTTTTATAAGCTGGCCAGCCGTCCGGTCGTAAGCTCCCTTCGTAGGTAGCCACTTGACAATCACGCCTGTTTCATCGTCTTTCTTTGGATAACATTCGGTCACATAGCCGACATTTTCACTGGCTTCAAAAAGCGTTTCAAGGTACTTGATAATTTCCTGAACAGGATTCCAAATGGTCGGCTCGTGGATTTCTTTGCCTTCAATCCAATTTTTATCAATGACTCGATAATCACGGTCGATGGTATCGTTCCAGTCTAATTCATGCGCATTCTCGCTGTCATAGCCGGATTGTGATACCCAACCGTTTTCTTTTGCGAGTTGGGTAATCGTGGCACCTGTTACAATCGTTCCTGCTTCTTCGTTGAAGGTGTCCCATTTTTTGAAGCATTCGAATTTCTTGTATCGGCTATCGTTTTGCGACCAGTTATCCCAGTCGGATGCCGTATACCCCTCGTGCTTCAAGGCCATGCCCACATTTACCCATGTCTGGTAGTCTACCGTGGCAGGATTGATATAATCCAGCAACGGCAACAAATTAAAATCATTCTCTGCCACTGTTTTCTCCTTTTTATTTAAACTTCTTTGCGATAGCAGCAATAACATTGACTGTCACGCTATTACCCGCTTGCTTGTAAAGTTGGCTGTTTGAGTTAACCGTTTGAGCTTTATCAAAAGTCCAGTCTGGAAATCCTTGTAACCTCCAGCATTCACGAGGTGTTAGTTTTCTAATCCTAAAATCAGGATCAACCACGCCTTGACTCTCTCCAGTTAAGAGAGTATTTGCTATCTGCTTACCTACTCGCCCTCTGCGTGTTTTAGAGTTTGGATGAGATAAGTTTACACTATCACCAATTTGTGCTTCAGAGTATCCTTGAGAGGTTGCTTCTTTGACTCTGATTTTAGGTTCAAGACCTCCACCTTGATAGGCTCGGATTGTTGGTGCGATGCCGTCTGTTTCGTAAACCACTCCACATTGATTAAAATTGGGTTGCAATACTCCAAATTGTTTTATAGTATTACTTTTTACCGCTATTTTCTGCCCCTCTCCCTTGTTCGTTGTGAGCGTAGGAGCTAGGCCGTCAGCTTGATAGACTTCTCCATTCATGCCATTCCCA